GGCTTGCCCAGCCATTTCACCTAATGCATTGGCTCCCAACTGACTGCCCGGAACGGGAGCTCCCCGGCCACTTAAATATTCTAGAATTTTAGATATAATTTTAGGGTCTAAGAGAGCCTTAGAGGGTCCCCCCATAGGATTTACTCCTAAAGCTGCAGGACCAAAATTACCCAACATGGATTGAATATTGGGATCAGAAGTTCCAGTAATAAAATTCGGCATTAACGACCTCCACTACGGTAGTAGGCACGTTCCAATTGTTTGTTGCGTTTTTCCCATTCTTTGCCTTGCTTTTCCAAGCGGTCCATGCGGGCCGCAGCACTCAATTTTTCTCTGGGAGTGGCCCGTCTATCCAAGAAAGGATTAATTTCCGAAGAACCCTCACGGGCGACGCGGTTAATATCTTTTTCAATATCTTGGGCCTCTTTTTCAGATTGGGAATATCGTCGCATAATTAAGTTTGGCACGGAAGAGGTACGAACGGGAGATATGGCTTCCAATGTTTGTTCGGTTGGAGAGGCACGACCCTTCTCGTATTCCCGATAAACTCTTTGGAGACTGGTCGGGATAGGTGCCGTTTGTCCCGCAAGAAATTCCAAATGACTTAGGGTCTTGGATTTATCAGAGGGTCGTGTAATAGGAGCCTCTGTCCACCAATTTTGGTCCATGGCACTTTGAACAACGGCCATCACGAAGGGATTGCCTCCCACTAGGCTTCCAACCAGGGGTACCTCTTCGGCTCCTATGGCTGATAAAAGACTCTTTTGCTGGAAGGCTTGTCCGAGGGGTATAATGGGTGAAATATCTACGACTTGTAGACCACCCTTCTTGTCTCGCCAAGGCAATAAAATGTTGAATGGCCCCTTGGTTTGCTCGGTCTTGGGCAAACTCATAAACATATCCTTGAGTTCCTCTACCGAGATGCCATTGTGGGCCGCACTATAGGCCGTTATTCCTGCCGGTAATCCCACGCCCCAAAATGCCAACGTGCCCCATCTGGAGGGGTCCATGGCTGCATTCTTAAAGATTCGAGTGGCTTCGGCAGTAAAACTCACGAAAGGCGACATGAGGGGTTCTAATTTGGATTTCTTGAGCTTGCCAAAAATTCGTGGTAACTGTGTATAATTAGGAAACCATCTATCCACAAACTTTGCGGCATCGGGGGGAGACATACCCAAACTGAGTTGCTTAATATATGAAGCCAATTTTGGAATTTGATCTTCAATTTTATATAATTCTCCGGCACCCCTTACCATGCCCTTGGCGGCATCCCAAAAGTCCACCAAGAAATTGTCACCTCTTGTGGCCATCAAATTTTTGATTAAGGGCTTAATATCGGCACCCATCATTTCGGTGCCAATTACACCTTGTTTATAGGCTTCTTGCAACATAGGTGTATCATTATAAATATGCGAGAAGGCTTGCTTGTAGTAAGTACCATTACGGGGATCGAAGGGCGATACCTTGGCCAATCCAGAAAATAGTACATTACCTAAAACATTTCGTCCGTGCGTAACGGGGTCCATGGCCGTTTTCCCCATTCGCCAGGCATTATAAATTGTATGATATACCTTATCAATTGTGTTTTGCACTTCGGGAGAGGCAATTTCTTGGAGATCGTCATACAAAGCCTCTGGAACGTACTTTCCACTCAACGCACCCAATCGTGCGCCCTGGGGCATTTGAGACCATCCCACTTGTTTCATGTCTGAGGCCAAGTTGGGATTAGAAGCAATCGTTTTAAAAAACTTGAGGTTTGCCAATGTGGAACTTAAATCGCCTACGGTACGAGCGCCAACATAGTCGCCAGGGATTACTTCGCCCATCAGTTCCCGGATGGGTTGTGGGATACGTTCCCGAGGCAATAGAGGGGATATATCAATACGAGTTGCCTTTGGGAGCCCTGCGCCTGGCGCCCTTTCAGGAAGGTTGCGCAACTTGCCGATACCTGAACCTACGGTATTTAGAGAGCGGGCTTTACCGGCAATTATTTCTAAAATCGTGGACTCAACATTACTCTCAGATGCATCAGAAAGGTTGGCCTTCAACCACTTCCGTGCACTATCCACGGCATGTTGCGGCGGAGTATAATCCTTGCCAAGGACATCTCTTCCGTACACCCTGCGAACATATGTTCCCATATTGCTCTGAATCTCATCCAATAGGGCCTTGTGCTGGAGGGGATCAAGTTGCTGAGATATTTCGGAACTCAGTCGATCAATTTCTTGGCGCATTGGTTTTACAGCTTCGGCAATCTTCGGGATTGCCATGGGTTCTGGAGCCCCTCGAAGAGCCTCTCCGGCCAATATCTTCTCTTGGGGCGTGAAGTTAGCCATTGTGCTGGCCATACGGGGAGCCTCTCGTAGACCCAATGTGGTTTCTCCAACTGCAGTTTTATGGGCCGCAAAAACTTCGGGATATTCAGAAAACTTTGGCGTGAAGGCTCGTTTGGTTACTTGTTTGAAGGCTTCATAACCCTTTTTAATAAGTCCTGGTGCCTGAGCTTCTGCTAACGAAGTAACACTCTTCATGGCACCCGGAAATGCCATACCCATGGCTTGTTCGCGCATTTCTCGTTCACGTTTGGAGGCCTCTGTTTCTCCAAAAATGGGTTCATCAAGTGGAGCACCCATTTCAAGAAAGCGATTGAGCATCTGTGCGCCCTTAATGTCGGAATGGCCTAATACATCAGAGGCTTTATTTTTTAATTTATCAATCAATTCTGAAACAGTCATACCTCCGGGATTAAAAAAGTCTTGCTCGCTTTCGGGGGCTGTTTGAAGTGCTAATGGTGCTCCCGCAAAATACTTAATGGGATATGAGGGGTCTTGCATGGCTCTTCCAAGGGCTTCAATCTTTTGTGCCCTTTGGATGGCTTCTGGTGCTGTGCCCGGAAGAATTGCTGTACCTTGAGGTGTAACACTTATTGGAGGGGGATTCAATTGGGGTGGTATATAGGATGGTTCCGCAGGAATTGGGGCACGTGGACCCAATATTTCCGCTTGAGGTCCTAATGGAGCTCGAGGTCCCAATTCGGCAGGGGGTAACTTGGCTCGACCCCTAGACAAGAGTCTACCCAAAAGTCCCATGGCTGCTACAGCAGCCGGATACTCCACGAAGGGAGCATACTCCTGTACTTTATCCCAAGTAGAGGGGGTTGATGCGGGGGTACTATCCATAAAGGGATTAGCCTCAGTAGCCGGGATTCCCGGGGATGTACTATCCATGAAAGGATTTGTCTCTGCCATTATTTAAGATCATCGGGAATTTCATTTTCCCGAAGTCCACTCAATTCCATTAATTGTGGAAGTTTATCGGGTCGCCATTGACCGGCTTTTTTGGCTTCACGGGCTTGACCCAAAACTTTAGCGGCATTTTTATAGAATGTTAATTGGTTACTAATGACTTGCTGTACTTCTTGGGGTTGGCCCGTCATCATGGGTTCCAGTAATTTAACGTACTTCTCGGGATCAATGTATGTGCCCCCAAATCGAGAAGTTACCGTGGCTTGTTGCTTGGCATTATCAATTGCCAAATTACCAGTACTCATGGCTTGAGAGGCTTCTTTGCCTGGAGAGGGGAATGTTGCTAAATGACGTGAAATGATATCTTGGGCTGCATCGGGTTGAAGTCCAATTTTGATGAGGGCATCATAGAGTGGTCCTACATTGGTTTTACCCGGAAGGTTGGCTTCAAATTGGGCAGTTTTACGGGCTTCTTCTCCACTCAAGGCTTCTTGGGCTCGCATCTTTTCCATTCCGGCAACGTCACCCATGGTTTGAATCTTTTCTCTTCCGCCTTGCTCCAAACCAAATTGTTTCATGAAGGCTTCCATTTGACGCTGTTGAGTAAGTCCAGTCTGGGCCTGTGCCCCTATTTGACCCCTCTTGGCAGCTAAATTTGCGGCCCACTTACCCCCACTTGTTTCAGACATAGGCACATTGGGAACATTGCGTCCACGATTAATTCCGGCTGTAGCCATTTGCTCAATGGCTCCCAGTATTGCGGCCCACATTTGTTGCTTGGGGTCTTGCTCAGTCATGTATCGCAAATCTTCCGGAGTCATTTGGCCCACAAGACCAGAGGGATAACCTTGCTGCGTCAATAAACCCATTTGACGTGGATCAAGACCCGGAGGTTGCGTAGGCTCTGGTGTCATCGAGGGAATCATACTTCCCCCCTGTTGCAAATTTTCCATCCATGGATTATAGGCGTAAGGCATTTTGCTCCTTATTGAGGTATCTGTAAACCAAGGGCTTGAATGATTGCTGCCATTGGATCATTGGCCTGACTTCCCCCAGTCAATAAACCCATTAGGGAATTCATAAATTCATTGGCCTCTGTACCACGTCGTTCTTCAAAACCTATTCCAGAGCGAGTCCAGGCATCTTCCATACCACGCAGCCCGGGTCCCGAAGTTAAAAGTCCTCGGCTCTGCAATTCGGGTTTAATTATGTCTTCAACATCCATTTTGGTTTGCTGATATTCCGGGGATTCTGTGAAGCCCCCACCAGTTAATAGACCCCTACCACGAGACATATAATCTTGCATCATAGGCATAAATTGTTCTTGAAGTGTGTCCCACGTAGGCGGAGCATTGGCGGCAGCAGCAGCACCAGCATCGGCCTCTTCTTGGGTGCTATAAAACGGAGTTTGACCCGTTGCATATTGCCCAAACTGTTCACCCATTTGAGAAGGTGAAAATAAATGAGCCCCATAGGATTCATAACCCTGTGGAACCGCATACTGATTGCCCTGATAATCTTTCACGATTTTGAACTGAGCATAGCCCGGACCATACGTCCCAGAAGCACCTACACGACCCACAACATTGGGATCAGTCATACCCCAAGCCTTAAGATCATTGGGATCAGAACTCATGCCACTCAAGAAGCTTTTACCGGCCTCACTGGAGGGATCAACTCGCCAGCCATACATTCCAGTGTCGCCTAATTGCTGGAGGTCTCCTAAATTGCTGGCCATATTACCAAAGCCTTGTATGGCGGGCTGATCGCCTTTACCCTTCTTCCAAAGACCTCCGGCTGTCTCCCAGGTGCGGGGACGATCCTTATCCCAAGGTTGCCATGCTGGTGCTAATGCTGCGGCCATTATCGACCTCCCGTAATGAGGCCCTTATAGGGAGCCCCCATTTGTTGTGAAGTAAAGCCCTTGGCTCCAAGCATGGTTCGCATTCGAGGATTAAGCATAGAGGGCTGAAACATAGAACCTCGTGCCATCTTGGCCATCAGCAAATTATAAAGAAGTTCCTGCAACTGAGGACTTCCAAAGATTGAACCAAATCTTTGCTGCCCCTCTGGCTTACCAGGACGATTAATAAATGAGGATGCAATTCCTCCACCGGCCCCTATTATTGAGGGCAATGCAGCCAACATTGCTGGACCCATTTTATTTCTCCATTACAGTTAAAGTTTTATTGAAGCCCATTGATTTCCAAAAAGCCACGTTGGGTGTGGCAACTTGAATTGGCACATTATTGGGAATTAGATTAAGTAGGGCTTTTGCGACCCCATTTTGTCTAAATTTCTTTTTAACAAAAAGATGCTGGACTACTACAAATTCTTTGGGTTTGCCATAAGGTATTTCCACGAGGCTAAAAAATATGAAGCCTTTGGTACCTTCATCATCGTGATAGATATATAAATTCTCGTGGTCCACATTTGAAACATGGTAAACCATGAACTCAACTTTATCAGAAGTCGTAATTTTGTGGCCCTCTTCTTGTCCAAGACTCCCCCACATTTCGGCCACGTCAGTGAGATCATAGGGTTGAGCATGCATTACGTAGGTACGTTTCGGACTGTCTCCTTGGCTTGCTTGGGTATCAGGTATTCTATCTCCACTCCGTAAAACTTCACTATGGCTGTTGGTAACATTGAGAGTTGCCATACTATTTCCTTTCCTCGGTGTGAGGCCAAGTCCCAATACACAAATTCTGGAACATTGGCTTGCTCAAAGGTAAAAATCTTTCGTTGTGAAAAAGGCACGGTTCCAATCACGGTACTGGAATATCCGCCGGTTCCGGTATAGGGTCCATCAGCACTATCTCCACTTTTTAGAGTGGTCGTTAATGTGGTGGCATTAGTCCGAAGTTTGATGCCAAGTAAATCTGGAACCTTCTCAACGCCCCAGGGTTCTGTGAAGGCTCCCCCAATTACACGAAGGAGAGTATTACCACTACGATCTACAAAACTGGTAGAATCTTCGTACCACGCTCGGGAAGTGCCTGCCAAAAAAAGGGTACCATCTCGGCCCCTCAAAGAAGATTCAAAGCCCCCACGAGCATGGGAGCCCGTCCAAATATAGTTTTGGGGATTACTAAAATTGAACCACATTTCTCCCCCGGTTTGACCCAAAAATAATTTATAGAATCCATCATGCACAACGGCATTACCATAGGTATGATCTATGGTAGTAGTAATACTGGATACTCCAATACTAATGTCGGTAACACGACCTTCGGGACTAACCAAATATACGTGACCATCCGTGCCAGTATAAATTACGCCAACCTCAGTACTCTTAATGGTTTTGGCCATATCTGTTCCAGTCGGAGCCTGTAATCTATCCAAGATTGTATCGGAACCAATGGGATCACCATTTAAAATCCATATGGAATATTTCTTAAAAATAAGTAAACTTGTGGATACGGTCTCGCCTGCGCCGGAAGCCAATACACCAAAGCCAGTAATTTCATCCCCGTCTCCACTATCACCAACTTGAATATAATTTGTAGAAGCAAAATTGGTTGTAAGAATGTTGCTATACCAAGCCTTATTACCATCTGCCGTTGTGTAGGTTGCATCTGCCGGATAATTAGCCACAAAAAGACGATTATTATAAACTATGATATGTTTACCTCGAGGCGGAGCATTACTGCCCGCCGCATTGGCCAGCACAAAGGGATCGCCTCCTTCCAAAACTTTTATGGGATCAACTCCGTTGGCAATAAAAGCAGAGGCATAAGTAGTGCTAATACTATAACTAACAATTTCATAGTCGCTTCCCGTAGCCGTAAAAGCCCCACTATCCATCTCATATACTGTATTTGTAGCACCTTTGGAGGAAGTTGTAAATACACGACATTTATCTACGCCCGACGACATATTGCAAATAATAACAGTATATTCCACTAGGGGCGGAGCAGTTGCTGGCACATAAATACCTAGAGCACGAATATGAGTTGATGTAGCTAAATTTGCGGCTGCAGCAGTAACGCCCGGGATAGGCTGCAAAACACCCTTCTCGGTAGATTTTTCATACATATTTTGGGTTGCATATAAACGATCATCCGGAAAACTGGTTACATGAGTGTCAGTATCCGTGGTTTTAAAAGTTCTTTGTTCCTTGCGTTCTCTGTCCATTAGAGACTCTCATCATTCCAAGCAAACATGGGGGCTTTGAGACTCTTACGTTTGCTTAAATTCTGACGCAAATGACTTTTAACCTTGGCAATTTCTGTCATTGCAAATCTCTGTCCCACCGAGACCCAATCAGTATCGTCCGTTTCATAGGCCTTACCGTAGGCATAAGCCATATGAATGAGGCTCTGATAATATCGTGGGGGTATGGCCGGAACATCGCTGCCATTAGTTAAGTCTACAGGTACCTTTTGATAGGTCACTATGATATCTTTTGAGGCAGCCCAGGGGTATACATCCAGCCAAATGGTCGGACCACTCTCATCGAACGAGGCCACCCTGGGAATTCCGAGATTTGCGGTATTTACCAGATGGGGTCTATAATGAGTCAAAAAATCGGGATCAAATTCTATGAGTTTGAGTTGACTTCGATAGTAATTGGCACTGTCTTGATAGGCAATACTATTAATGCGATCCAATGTGGTATTACTCGTGGGCGTGAAGGTATAAGATGCACTTGTCGTTAAGGTACTAATTGTAGCCAATGTTACTTTTAGTGAGGGAAAGTTAATGTAATGACAAAGATCACGTTGCGATAGATTAAGCCATGCCGTAATTTTGTCATCGATTTGGTCGTTGCGAAGTAATTCCTGCAACCGGGCACGCAAATAAGTCAAATCTCCAAAGGCCGTATCTTCTTCACATTCAACATAATAAATGCGGCCCTTAGGCACATTAACGGTGCCTGTCTCACAGGCCACACCCATGCTGCCGGGATTGGCATAAACCGAATTGGTGACTGAAATTCTTTCGGTACCATCCAAATCTACGGCAATGGTAGTACCATCACAATCCAATTTAATTTTGTATGTTGTGGTGGCACTAAAAGCGGGAATGGTATATGATCCAAGTGATGTTTCGGTTCCGGTGGCCAATGAAACCAAAACCAAATCTCCGGTACCTTTTATGTAGGCATAATAACCGGATGGTGAAGAAGTCGTGCCTGTATTGTAGGCCCGGGCCAGAGCCCCAAAGCGGTCTTCGGCCTCTGTGCCAATCGTGCGGCCCGTTATGGTAATTATTTGATCGGCATGGTGAGCCACATCTAAATAAGCAAAAGAAGGAGTATCTGTGGCTACCGTATCGGTGTTTTCAATCCAAAAGTCCCCGGCACTGATCTTGAGCTTGGCGGGTGCATCCTGAAAACTCCAGGCCACGCCCACTGTAGGAATATGATTATCCAGTTGGGTGTCCGAGGCCTCGTAAAGAGTATCAAATTTTGTGAGGTTCATTGGTCCTCATTATGAGTGCTAGGAGGCCCTTTCGGACCTCCCCCTGTTTATGCAGTCGTAGTGATTACGATTCCGCAACCATCACGAAATTCCGCATATCCGTAAATGACATCAACAACGAAAAGCCACCCAAGGTACTCTTCTTTGTACTGGGCCTGAAATCGAGGTGATTTCTGGATTGCCAAAGCATAGGCATCCTTCTGAATGGCAATATTCTTGTAGGTCGTGCTTAGAGGTACATTTCGTGAGAAATATACGCCACAACCATAAATCTCGCCAAACTTGGAATCCTTATTGTCACTTGGCCCCATTCCGCCTCGAAGGTCTCCACCCGGACCGGTCCCGCTAGAGAGGATTGAACCCCCTCCACCACGGAAATCGGCACGATAGAATTTATCGAGGTTGAAGAAGGTACTCTTTTGGGTCGGACGGAAAATAAAGCTTCGGTCCGTACCGGGAACATCACCAAGGTCCATGAGCTCAATGGCCTTTTGGAGATTGGCGTCCGTTACTAGAGCTCCCCCAGTAATGCTTTGACCAAAATCACCATAGAAACCGGCCAGGAGGTCGGTATCAATGGCTTTGGCCAATTCGTAGCCCGCGCCTTTGGTGTACTCATTGCGCAGGTCATACATGGACTGAACTTCCAGAATGTCCTCCAATAGCCAAGCCACGTGCTTGTGCTTATTGACGGTTAGGGTAAATTCAGTCTCAGTGGGAGAACTGATAACAACGGCATCGGTGGCTACTTTGTTGTTAACCGTGAGGGCCGTAACGTCGGGAATGTGCACGACATCACCTTTCTTGCCCTCAAACTCGATGTTTTTGCAGAGAGGTGCCGCAACAAGATTCATTTTGAGATACTCACGAGTCTCCTGCAGCCAAATCTCTCCAACAAACTTGTCTCCAGTTGTAACTGTCATAGCTTCATCTGGAGCGAACTTGGTATTTGCCACGAGTTTTTCCTATTAAGGGAATTAGTTAGTCAAGTATTCCCCAAAGGGACTTGACCAATCCTTACCCGGGTTAACAATGATAGGCTTACTGTTTAACTTTGAACACGCCCTTCGGTATAGGCCTTCAATATCTCGGCATTGCGTCTCCGATATTCTTCGGGATTGTAACGCCTAAGATTATTGATGGCACTCTCCGAAAATATGGGACCAGTACTCGGAGCACCCCGAGCTCCACCCCTTTCCATCACGAGGTCTCGTGACTGAGGCGTGGCATTTGTACCCTTGATGGCCTTGAAGTTGCCAATTAAATAATTGGCGCCCTCAACAGTCGTTTCTAATGAACGCACATCTGGCGGCAAGGATTTTACGAATGCCTCAAGCTCGGACTTAAACTGAGGGTCCCTAATTTCTGGGTGCATTTCAGATAAAGCAGTAAAGCCAGCCGTTTGCCTAATTGGAGCAATTGCTTCCTCAACTATGCCCTTCACGAAGGACTTGGCCTCATCCACTTCTCTATTAGGCTGTGGCGTTCCCGTCGGAGCCGCAGTCCTTTGTTGCAAGAGTGGCGTGACATACTCTAAAGTTCGCTCTAGGAGCGCTAACTTCTGAGTCTTTTCGGTATAGTTTTTTTGAAGCTCCTTGTAGGCTTGTTCAGTAGCAGCACCGCCTGGTCCCGAAACTAATGGATCGGGGGGAGGCGTTGCATTGGGCGTAACTAAGGGATCAGGGGTTGCCCCACCCGTACTGACCGCCGGAAGATTCGTTGACATTGTGTCCTTTCGTAGAGTTATTCAGACTTTTGAAATTCCTCAAACTCTACTTCTTGGGCTTTCCGAACGCCCTCAATGCGAGATCGTTCGATTATAGCCCGTGGGTAATTGACCACGAAGTTGAGAGTCTTTATACTCTCTTGTAGTGAAGCAATCTTCGGGTCCGTTGATTCTTGTGAGATTAATTTGTTTACCATTTCATTGATTTGACTTTGCATATCGCCAGTGAGGGCTTTCCATCCACTACTGGAGGCCAATCCCCGAAAGGTACTGGCCTTGCCAGAGAGAACACTATCGGGCGTGCCTCCCACGGTTGCAATTGGCTCATTCGGATTAATTGTGGCCTCTTTAGGGGCCTTTACCTTGGCTTGTTCCATGTGTCCTCCGCATAATCTCCTGCATCTGAGCCACTAAGTCGTTGCCTGGACCAGGCGGCGCATTTGGTGTGCCCCCTGCGGCAACAGGACTCCCAGGTTTTCCACCAGGACCCAATGGAGTGGCACCTTCTGGTAATGGAGCGCCAGGAGGTAATTGTTCCACAGGCCCAGCCGGAGCGCCCTGTGCAGTTGACTGTGGTTGACCGGGTTCAGGTAATCCCATATTGGGCAATAAACCCGGGGGCATTTGTGGCGGAGTTTGGAAAGCATTTTCCAAATCCCTAAATCCAAATGCCTGATATATTTTCTTGAGTAAATAAAGCCGATTAATGAATGGAGAGTCTACAGGATTGGCCGTGCCCTGTAAGAAGCTAGTCAATTGCTGAATGTGAACTTCCTGAGCAGCAATACTCAGACTCCCCAAAGGTATAAAGTCAAAATCTCCGGCAATGTCTTCGGGCTTAAATTGATAATCCTGTGGATTTCCGCCTTCACCGGCAATACGCATTATGAGACCAGGAGGCACGTATTGTATAATAATGTCCTTAAATAATTTAAGTGCTGGTCCAATACCGCTTCGCTCAAATCCCGCGACAATGCTCTTTAGCTGCCGTGAGGATGCCCCCACAATCAGCGAGATTCCCGTTGCAGTACGGTTGAGCGAAGGCGAGTCTGTGCCTTGTGAATACTTGGTTGAGCCAGTGGCTTCCTGAATTTGTGAACTAAAAAAAGAGGCCTCGTTTATCATATTAATACTAGAAGTGCTGGTATCTATGGGATAGAGAATGTCTTTAGGAGGACCATTAGTGTACCAAATCTCGCCAGGATTCGATACAAAATCCACGCCCTCTTCAACTTTATTGCTATCTATTCCAACAACTTTACGAATGGAAAGGGCCTTTTCATCCAACCCCATACACACCGTGGTATTAAGAGCAATCTGGGGGCCTCGGGCATTCTCGGGAATGCCTCGGCCATAAAACTCGAAAGGAATATCTTCCCAAACTGATTTCACGATGGGACGGGCCTGGGTCATGAGGGGATTGAGTTCCAAACGGCAAAGAGTTCTTCGGTTGGCCAATGCCGCAATTACTTCCACGAAAGGCTCTTGGCCCTCCATTCCAGGGTAGGCTTGACCCTCAAGTTCGCCCTCGGGGGCATCTTCCATTAAAAGTTCACGTGGAATAAGGCCATGATACTCATGAATTTCAATGTCATCATCCCTCCGTTGGGGCGAGACATTCATTATCAATTTACGTTCATCATCAATGGAACTTAATGTGGTACTGCCCCTCAAGTTTTCGTAGCCAAAATATATGGGAGGCCTTAAAGAAGCCTTACGCACGAAACTACGAAGAAAAAGTCCAGAGGCATCTTTGATGTCTAATGCAAAAGGATCAACCCACAAATCATAAAGATCACGTGTAACGAAGCCCGGATACTTGACCATCATCTGTTCCAGCTTCTGAACCATTCCAAACATGGGCATCATGGGTATTCGGGGCTGTACGGAAATCCACTTAACCATTTCCTGAATTAAGGGAATCATGGCTACCGTGGTACCCAATATAGCGGCTTGCAATACATAGGTCTCAAATTGCGAGGAAAACATGGCCTTATCGCAATAGTATTGCAGTACTTCTTTGACCTTTATGGCGCCTTCGGCATCTTCGGAGCTTCTTCCAACACAATCAAAGAATTGATCGGAGGGAAAGAGGACCTCCATAACGGAGGCCACAGAACTTGTGACGGCTTGCTTGGTGGCATTGATGAACACACGGGCACGGAGGCCTTTCGTGTGCATTTCCTCAAACTTGCCTCGGAATTGACGATTTAGTTTGTTCCATTGCTGGACCCGGACACGATAGTCCTGGTCCATGCGGTCAAACTCCTTCACGAGATAAGTTTGTACCTTATCCAACACATGAGATGCCATGATTCTCCTTGCTTATGTAGAACGCTTAAGAGCCAACATTACATCTACGGTGTTGGTAAGCTCGGCCCCAACAGCATTTGTGGTAATAATGATTGGGTCCTTGGTGACTTCACATTCCAATACCATACGAACATCCACATTGGTAGGAGCACCCGTAAATACCGATTTACCCCTAATGAACATGGTATTATAAGCATCCTTGCCGGGAGCCTGAGTAGTGTCCTCAGTCAGGGCCTGTGTGGCTACGGGCGTAATCGTAAAATTGATTTGCTCGCTGCCGTCTACAGTCATGGCCGCGAACGTCCCAATTGTAGTATAAGCGCCCCCAAAGGTGGCACTTTCCTCAATGGTACCGGCCAGGGATGAGCCTGCCCAGGTGCCTGCGGCTTGCATAACGGCCCTCAAACGAGAGGCCCCATGAATGTGCTTAATCATGATGGGTGCACCCGTCACGGTATCGGCACCGGTTTCATCCTCATTGGTGAAAAAATGATCGAAAACTAATTTTGCCATGTTCTCCTCAGTACCCGCTCTCGGAATAGAGGGGCTCATATTTTGGTTGTTTTTTCCATCTCCGCTTGTTGCCCATAATTCCATCCACGGAGAATTTGCTTATTGCTACGTAACGTAGGGCGTCTTGCACGTGCTCGAAGTATCCATCAGAAGCGGGTTCGTCCTTAACTACGGCTCCATCCTTGGTTGCCCGACATTTATAGCCCCCAAAGGCTCCTTCAATGAAGATTTTGCATCGAGGATGGACGAGGAAATCAGGCTTGCCTCCAGTATTTCGGTCCATCTTGAATCTAAGGATTGTAAGACCATCTTTAATTGAACTCCCCTTAAAATCGCAATTAATTCCTTTACTCTTCAAAATTTGAACAGAGGTTTCTTCACTCTTATCATTGGTTTGATTGCCAGCAGGATCGCAATAATCCTCAAAACGAGCATCTTTACCAAAATGCGTGGCCCCAAAGGCTTGAACTTGATCGGCAAAACGATCCAACAATATTCGCGAGCCTTGTATTTCGGCATGCACCAATAATCGCTCATCATTATCAATCTGACAAAAGATTACGGCGGGATGAAGAAAGCCAAAATCCCAACCCCTTATGAGGGGTTTATTTTTAATATACTTTGTATCCCTTACATGAAGGTCCTCAGAAAAGCCCGGATATATGCGGTCACCCGTACCAACGTAGCCAAATTTGCCTTTAACGTACCGATCAATCCAAGCAGGAGGATAATTAGCCAAAAGATTATCAATGTAATCTTGAGGAAGATGGACGTTCTCCAACGTGCTGGCCTGAATGAGTTCATAGTCACTAAAGTCCTCTAAAACATCGTGCTTAACAAAGTACCGATAAATCCAATGTTCGGTGGTAGTAGGATTTGTAGTAACAAATACACAACGCCTAGCCACGTGAGGCTTTCGGATACGACCAGTGAACATGAGAAAGGATTCTTCGTCCACTTCGGAGGCTTCATCAATGTAAGCGAATCCAAGCTCCATTTTGATTTTTTCGGGATCGTCGAGGCTACGAAATAAAATCTCGGAACCATTGACGAACTTGAGATGGTGCTCGGCCTTGTTGAATGAGGCGATAATCTCGGGGGGACATACATCGAAGAATGTCCTCATGGTGGTATCACGAAGCTCGGGATAAGTCTTTCGAGCTACCACTCCCAAATTGTGGGGATACTCAAGACTAAGAATAATGCTCTCCATGCATCCGCAAAGCGTTTTTCCACTTCCAAAGCCTCCGACGTAACCTCTAAAGCGGGCCTTGCTTTCATGGAATTTCCTTTGCATCGGCAGGGGCAGATAATTCAACTGTAAGTCCACTCTTTACCTTATCCTCAAACTTTGGTCTGGTAAATCCCAGACTCAAATTGATTTGGGTGGCTGCAACGGCTTGGGGATTCAACATGCCCGACATCTCGAAAAGCATACGGGCCGGATGATGATCCTTGAACTCTAGTGCCTTCTGTCTAAGTTTATGGGTTACTGGTACAAGGGCCTCAAACACCATGTTACCGGCCACTTCCTTGACAGCCCTTCGGAAGGGCTCACGTTTAAAGAAGGCATAGTAACTCATGCGAGAAACAGAGGCCCGTTTGCAAATCTCGGTAACCGAGCATTCAGCAATATCATGGGCATGAAGGGCCTCGAGCAGACGGCCCTCGGCGGCACTCAAATCGTGCCATCCCATATCATTGCCCTTCGCGTCCTTGAAGAAGATTGTCTTGGCTCGGGATTTTGGCAAAATTACTCCTAAATAGGCTCCTTGAGATAAAGCTCAATCCACATTTTTCTTTCTGATTCTTGCTGCGCCTTGGACATAAGTTTGGTCGAGGGATCATTGCGTAACTTTTGGTCAACATAATCCTCAGCCATCTCCTGCAAAGTCAATGGACTCTGCGGAGTTGTCACGAACCATGATTTGATCCAGTTCCACATTATCGTCCTACTCCGGTAAGCATTGCGGTATTGAGTTCTTCTTCTGCCGAGATACGACTGAGAAATAAGTGTGCAATCGTGCTGGAATTGGCCTGACTTACCGGAGACCCAATCCGACACCGAAAGATTGCCGAGGTAAAAATACGAGTATATTTAACATTCTGTGTCGGCCAGTTGGCTTCGGTCCGGTTGACTCCGGTTGCATCATCATAATTGTCCACCGCCGTTCCGTTGGTGTCATCAATGGTCTGAAATACAGTCGTGTCGTCTTGGAAATTACAGTATTGGTACCCTTGTAGAAATCCTGTGTCACCAAGGGCCAAAGTAATGTCATAAGTATCAGCGGCCTCTAAATCAACTCGGAAGGTCTCGGTGTTGCCGTCGTTAGTCCGCTGTGTTAATCCTGCAAGTCGTCGATCAACAGTCGAATCTCGGTCCCTATCACTGATTGTACTCGACCACCCAAATGTGACACCATTTCGAGTAACGGGGTAAATATCTTCCGCAACATACGTCTCATCCGGGCCATCTGTAACGTAACTTGGTGTCGTTCTGAAATTGAAGCCCTTATCCCACGCCATTTACCATACCGTCTCATGAGAGGAAACTGCCGCCAGGACAGCGTTTGCCGCCGCCGTGATATCTAAACTGGTTGTCTTTACAACGTCTCGTAAATTTTGTGCGGCAGTCCGTAATTCGGCCACGCTGTTTTGCCCTTCGGTTACTGTTAAACCCAAGGCCGTCAAACCATTGACCAGTTTCGCACGGAGAGTTGCATCCCCCGTCAATCGAGTAACCCATCCGATCCTGCGGAGATACTCGTTGGCATCCTGTGTCATCACAGTCGCAAGTTCAGTCAGACTTCGGTTATTAAGATCACGAATGTACCCGTTGGCGTTGCTCCGCATGTCCCGCCGGAGACCTTCTAAATTGTGGGCTGCGTCTGCCGCCAGTTTGTATTCCTCGAACGTAGCCATTATGCCACCACAAAGAAATGAACTGTGTAATCCACATCACCGGCAGCACCAAGATTGGCAACAAGGGCAGTATTGGCCGGTAGCTTCCAGGCCGGTGTATATGGAAAGACATACCCACCACCATTACCGGCAAGGGTTCCACCACCACGAATCGTCCCGGCTGCTCCTTCTCGGACCAGGGCACGAATTTTAGATGCCCCTTGGTTACTTGCCATTATTCCGGTGACATAAATACTGAGTCCCCCGCCAGGGGCCGCAAGAAGCGTAGTATCACCCGAGGCCGTTACATTGATTCTTGTCGGACCTTGGGTGGAACTTACGACTGCGGGTGCTACGTGCTGATTTATTGCGGGGAGAGTTAGGACATCAATATCGCCAATGTTATTTGTACCGGCAGGTATAGGGGGAAGGGTAAGAACATCCACGTCCCCAATATTAGCCGTTCCCGCAACAAGCGGTGGTAACGTCACAATATCAACATTACCAATGTTGTTATCTCCAGCAGCAATTGTGAGAACATCAACATCTCCGATATTGTTTGTTCCTGCTGGAAGTGCGGAATCAAAGACAGCAATATCAATCTTTCCACAATCTCGAAGAGCACGATCTAGTGGATCGGTGGGAAGACCCACAGTAGTCGTTACGAGGGTGGCTGTATCAAGAGGTCCAAAGGCTTCTTTAACAATTTGGTACTTGATGCCCCCAATATCATCAGTGGCGATTACGTCTCCGCCACTTCCTGTATTGAGTGTTGTATTGTCAGCCATAAACCCTTAACTCCAAAAATTGGAAGGTGAAAGAATGGAGGGATTACAATACGTCTACGAGCATCCCTCGTTATAAATGGATATCTTTCCTCGGCTGCTGGAGGTACTCCGGCAAGCAAATTATTCATGAGCAATGGAAGTAACATAAAGATTCTTTTGTGCTACTTATTATGTAGCACTTGATACATTGTATTTCTCAAGCTCGACCCAATGCATTGTGACCGAAAAGACCCAAACTCCAGTGGCAGGCACAGTGGCACGAATAATAAGACCTTCGTTTTGGGCCAAAACTAATGGATGAGATTGAGCATAATTATGCCATAAAAGAGTAGAACCCGCAAAGATTGTGCCCGCAGTGGCCGTTCCGGGAGAGCCCGTTATGCGAGAAAGGTCTTGGGCGTCCAATGTTCGAGTACCAGCCGCGAGAGTGACGGTACTGGCAATTCTGGCATCCGTCACGAGGGAAGTACCCATGCGAGTATCTCGTTTGGCATTGTTTGTGGTTAGCACAATAGCCGTGCCATCAGTATCGGAAGCTGTGAAGGCACGAGCAAATATGAGGCCAACTGTGGCTACACCAGCAGCAAAGGCTGTTCCATTAACGGCAGCATCAAATGTAATACTTTCCACAAGGGCAATATTTGAAGCATTACCCCACCGAAAACTAAAGATAGGAGAGTTGGCTGCCAAACCGGCAGCCATGGAGCCACTGGAAGCCCCAAAGGAATATTGGCCCAATCCACCGTGGGCATGGGGTCTAAGCATTGTGGAATTTGCCATTTCAAATCTCCTTTATATTATATTGCCCTGATGTCGGGGACCAGCCCCTATTGTAACATCCCTGTGAGTATGAGTTTCTTTAATAAGACCACCACTCTTTGTGGTATCATTCTTACCAATCGGAGTCCAGCCATGCTCAATGCCTTTAAGCAATCGTGCTTGGGCTTGTGCCTTTGCACGAGTCGTGGATTTGGCCTTAACACCATGGGGTGTTGAAACGCGATAGCGAGAACCACTAATTTTTCCAATTTTGACTGGCATTAAGTCTCTCTATATTGTAGTCGCTCGGGACTTGTTGGCAACAATTTTGGTTCCTGAAAACGATTACAAATTTGATCCAACGAGGTAATAACACCAAAGAGTAAATATGGATTTAAGGATTTTGTAACTGTGGAAGGAATAAGCATAAAACCCCCAAAAAATGAAGTACGCGAGAAGCGCACGAAATCACAATGATTATAGGCTGGCCTGGCCGCGAATACCAGACTCGGTGCCAAGCACGTGAAGGCGAAGAGCAACACTAAAGAGATAATCTTCGCTCGTAGGATCATATTTTATCCCGCCGTATATCTGCAATCCCTTCTTTCCTTTCAATCCCCCACTGATACTGATGAATAATGGCCAAAAGATGTTGAGGCGAAAGATGTAGAAATCGCAGGCCACAATGTGAATTGGCACTAATGAGAGCTCGAAGTGCACTCCCACGTTGTTGGCGCGTACTTTGAATCCCAACTTTTGGAGAAGAAGAAATCCCATTCGCCGGATTTTGGGAAATTCCATTCAATCTTGTCTCCCGTTTTCCATTTCATCCAAAATTCTATCGACCTTTCGGAGAGAACTTACAGCGTCAGATTCATTGTATTTTATGTAAAGCCGCAAATCCCGCTGCTCGAGGCTCACGTTTTTATTAAATTTGCCCTCTCGTGCCCACGTGCGAACCATTTCTACTGTGGTTCCCATGCGGTGCGCCAATTCCTTCTCTTCCAAAATTTCCTCCATCATGTTAAATCTCACTATAGTTCCATTGTACCATACTTTTAGATAAATGTCAAGCTTTATTTTCATTTATTTTTGAGTACGTCCGCAAGTCCTTTAAATATGGCACGTTGGGGATTTGGGGTTTCATGTCCCACACTACGTATGTGATATCTTTAAAGCCCAAATACCCCGTGGTCCCTCCCCCTACCCCTCGTGTACCCACCACAAATAATAATAATATATACCGTATGAACATAGTGTGCATGGATACGTCCTGAAATGAAATGTATATACATATGCAATACAATTTTTTGGGGCAATGAGAAGTGCTATGCATATCAAAACGCTAATATCAATAGGTGTGTGTGTTAACGGATATATAATATTCGAGGCTGTAGGACAAAAAAAAAGAGGGGGAATTTCTCCCCCTCTTCTTTCTGACTTACACTTCCCGTTGGTTCGTTATTACGGGTGTAGTGTTTCGTTAATGGTGGATTGTCGAGCACTTCCCTTCTCAGTATGTTTTTGAAATGGTAACGTGCTCACTTTCTTGTGGGCTTCATCGATCTCTTTTGTGGTATGTTTCGTTACCTCCGTCGCAGACGTTACCTTGACATCCTTACCTTCTACTAATGCCTTAAACGATGCACCTACCATCGTAAGCGTAGTCGGAAAGCCACAGGACTTGCATCGTGCATCAAATTTCGGAAGCAATCTCTGAATCAGTTGCACGTAATTTGATACGTTCTCTCCGCTCAATGCCAATGCCTTGTGCAACGATATCAGCTTGTCGGCTTCATTCTTTCTACCTCTTTTTGTAGCGCCTCTCTTTTCAGACTTGAAAGCGTAAAGCGCTCCTTCTTTCACGAATTTCTGATGTACCTCTTTGTGCGAACCTATCCTATAATAAAACTTTAGAGTAGGTTCTGGTACATTAACGATGGTTGAAATTCTCTTCCAAGTAAAGTACCCAGGCAATTCACTTGTGATCTTGTCACGCACGATT